TCCTAATAATTGTTGTAGTTTTAGATCAAAATTTTCCATCTTATCATATCCTATAGCTCTGGGATAGTCTAATAATTGTTTCATAAATGATCTACTTAAAGTAATAGGAATACCTCTCCTATCTTTATTAGTAGTATTTAAACCTGTTGAATGCCAAACATTAGAATTAAATACTAATATATCTCCACTTTTGCCTGTGGCTTGTATTGATTTAGAAAAAAATTCTTCATCTGTTGGTTTTTCTTTTTTTAAATGGGAATAAGGTAATAAATGAGTTCCTCCATTTTTAATTGTAAAATCATCAACCATTAAAAGACAATTTACCATAGTAGAAAGATTATAAGAGTAAAATCTTAAATCTCGATGTATAAGTGAGGAAAAATTTGGTTGATGGGGTATATTATTTAAAGCACTTAATGAATTTAAGATACAATTACTTTTAAAATAATGATCTTCTAAATCTTTAATAAAGTTTTCTTTAATTAAAAATTCTAAAAAATTTATAAAAATATTATCACTTAATAAAGCATGGAGTGCTACCCCACCTGTAGTAATATCATTATTATTTTGGATTTGAGTTTTTCTATGTTCAATAAAAGCATTATTAATCCCAACAGATAATTTATTTATCCATTCTTGGGGTACTTTATTTTTAAGAATAACATAGCCCTTATTTTTTAAATTTAAAATATCTTGTTGGGTCATTTTAAAAACTTTTCTCCTTCTTTTCGGGTTTTAATAATCTTACAGGGATTACCATAAGCTAAAACATTATCTGGGATATTTTTAGTTACTAAACTTCCAGAACCTATTACACTATTTTTACCTATAGTAAGTCTATCTATAATAGTTACTCCTAAAGTAATAGCAGCGTAATTACTTATTTTAACATAACCTCCCATAACAGATCCTGCTGAAATACTAGCAAAATCTTCAATAATACAATCATGTTCAATTTGGGCTCCAGTTGCAAAAAAAGTAAAATTACCTATTTTAGATTTAGGGTTAAAAAAACAACCAGCCATTGCTACTATTCCTCTACCAATCTCAACATCTTTTCCTATAATTACTGAAGGGTGAATTGCATTAAAAAATTGAAAGTTAGAGGATATAGATTTTATTTGATTATAAACATAATGTCTTGCCCAATTATCTCCGATTGAAATAATACCTCCCTTAATATTATATTGTTTAATTAAGACATCTATATTTTCTTGTCTTCCTATTACAGGATAACCAAACCTATTACTTCCTATTTCATGTATAGAATCTATAATACCTATAATATTATATTTGTTTTCTTTTTCTATAATATCTATAGTATAATGAGCTTGATTACCTCCTCCTATTAAAACTATATTTTTCACTTGTTATATATTTCAAATTTAGATAAATCAGGATAAGGTAATGTTAAATCATCATTATGTTTTTTATTACCATCATTACCATAAAATTGATTCATAAGTAATAAACCGCGAGCTGCTAATTCAGGCATCATATAGAAATTCCAACCTAACATATCTAAATTATCATCATGGTATGAACATTCACGTCTACCTGAAAATCGGGCTCGTCTGAACCATAAATAAGCAGCATGACTATCAGTTAAAATAGCTCCACCTTTACTTAATTTAAAATGTTTATAGGGACCTGTAAATGAAATGCACATATGAGTTTTAGGTTTGTACATATCTGCTGTGAATGTTAAAGCAGAATCCCATACATTAGAACCTTCTAACTGATAAGCTCCTGTTAATGTTTTCCCATTAATCATTTTCCAACCTACTTTTAAACCAGCATGGATAATTTCACATGGAACTGATGGGTAAGTTCTAGAAGGTATTGTAATTATATTATTTGTACGATTCATCACATGATGTTCGTAATATAAAGAAAGAAATAAACCATTAGACATACTGTCTAGAGCAACAACATATTTAGCTCCTGTATATTGGGCTAATTGAGTTTCAAATTCGTCTGTTATGCTGTAAACCTTTTTCACAGTTTATTTTTTCCATAAACCTCGCTCAACTAATTGAGCAATAATCCCATAATTTACAATATCCTGGTATGTGTCTGTTAAGGGTTCATTATTAACAGCTCTATTACTAATTAATAGATTTTTCCATCTACTAATTTTATCACTTATTCTATACCAAAGTCCTGTGAGAGCAAAAGACCTCTCTTCTTCAGTAGCAAGTAGAGTACCAGCGCTAATATTAGCCATACCGTAGTCCAAATGTTTTTTGCTGAATAACTCCAACTGCTCTTCCACGATAGCCATATAACCATCGTAAATATGAGGATACTCTTTTTTAATAACTTCACTTGCTTTAATATTAGAACCTAATTTTTTTGACATTTTATATAACTTGTTTATTATTTAAATATTTTTCAATTGCTTCTAAACGATCATCAGCTTCTACTAACATAGCAAGAGCTTCTTCAGCATTTTTATAAAAATCATCTGTGGAATGATCACCAATACCTGATTGATGGTTTTCTAATAGATCTAAGGTTAAAAGTGCTTTAGCTCTATCAGCATGAGCTGATGTATAAAGCATATCTCTTAAGGTACTCATAACTTTGCTTTTTGAATTAATTTTTCAGTTTCAGCTTCTTCAACCCCCATTTTCCAAAGAATACTTCTAACACTAATACCTAAAATATCAATATAATGATCCGCTTCACCTAAGGAGCATTCATAATAATCAGCAATATATTCAGCTAATTCTTGATAATTTTTTTTATTTTCGTTTTTAATATACTTTAACCAGACTTTTTTCTTTGGAATCATTTCTTTATAGATGGAATAAATTTGTTTCTTACTTTGTGGGTTAACTTTTTGAACATAATTTACAATATCTATGTAATTTATATCCATCGATACGTATCTATGTATCATGTAAGAATTAAATTTATCCCATGATTCTTCCGAAATTTCTGCAATAGGAGTTTTATTAACTGTTATCTCAGTCAACCACTCGAAGAGGTTTTTTGGGTTGGTCATCTCTTAATTCTTTTGGTAGGGTTGCTTGTAAAATTTCTCCGCTAACAGAATCATAAAAGATTGGAATTGGCATCATAGCATCTTCATCTGTTCCAGCTACAAATTTTGAAACTTTTCTAATAATAAATCCCTGAGTCCAAATCTTACCATTCTTATGTTCTACAGATTCGGTGTTGTTTAAATCAACATTCATTTGAGGTTGTTTTGCCATTTTAATTTTTGTTTTGTTTATAATCTAAAATAAAGCCAATTAATACTATTATATTCATACCTAAGCTGGCCAAGATCTCATGTATGTCTTCATAAATTGTAGTCATTAAATGAATATGACCAACCATCCAAAAAGGTACGGCTAAATTTTGGCTAATCCAAATAATGGTAAATTTAAGAAAGTTCTTCATATTCTATATTTTCTATTGCTCTACAAAAATAAAGCATTCCATTTTTCTTTAAAACTGTATCGCAATTCCAAAGTAATTTAAGATCAGGAATGCCCTTTGAAAACTTAGGTGTTTCTTGCAAAGTTCGAATTAATTTAAAATGTCTATCTCCAAATACTAAGGTTTGATAATTCATATTATTTTAATTCGATTAATTTCTGTATGAGTGCCATACAGTTGATTTCTTTATCAATACGGAAGTTGGATTGGTAACTATATTCGTTAATATAAATTGCCACCATTCCTTCCTTACTACTTGCATATACATGAGCGTTATCATAAAGATAACGGTAAAGCTCTTCAAAATCACTAACATTTGCGTTAGCAATAATCTGACGAATCTCACGCCATTTAGGTTTAGCATTACTTAATTCTTTTAATATTTGAGCCATATAATTTGATGACACAAGTACTGATTTATCTATTGTTAATAGATTATCTTGGGTTGATAGTTGGACGGTATTAAGGCATTTACGTAAATCTGGGTAGAATTGATTAGTAATTGTTTTAATATCTCCTATTACAAAGCTAATATTTTCTTCTCCTAAAATCCAAGCAATATGTTTAGCAACATCTACTTTCGATGGAGGTATAATTTTAAGCACTTGACAACGTGACTGTAATGGATCAATAATACGTTCAACATAGTTACAGGTCATAATAAAACGTGTACTACGAGAAAATGTTTCAATTACATTACGAAGTGAAGCTTGTGCTTGAATTGTTAAAAAATCAGCTTCATCTAATATAACTACTTTAAGCGGTTTGAAGGATGCTGAAGATGCGAATCCCGAGACTTTATCTCTGATAGTTTCGATACCACGTTCATCAGAGGCATTAATATAAATATGATCACAATCAAGGTTATTAACGATAAGTTTTGCCAGAGTGGTTTTACCCGTTCCCGCAGGACCATAAAAAATGAGGTTTTGGATGTCATTTTGAGATATATATTGTTTAATGGTTTTTTTAATATGTTCATTTCCAACATAATTATCTAATGTTTTAGAACGATATTTTTCAACCAGTAATGTATGATCTTTAGTAATCACCATAGATATTAAATTTCTTAGGAGGGGCAACTTTAATTTCTACCTCTTCAGTACGTATAACATACAATTTTCCTTCTATAGGAGCAAGTCTAAATTGAGCCTTTTCACCAGTTTTTGCGAACCACGCTTCTAAAGCTTCTGTAATAGATTTATGGACAACTTGGTCCCCCTCTAGTGACCAACGATCACCAGGGGGAACTCTTGTTGCTATTAATTCTAGGAATTCTTGTTGTTCCTTCATTACATCATACCGTTCATACCATTCATCATTCCAGCCATAGGATCTGCTTCATCTTTTGAATCAGGATCATCAACTACAACACATTCAGTTAATAGAATAGTTCCAGCTACTGAAGCTGCACTTTCAATTGCAGTACGAGTTACTTTTGTTGGATCAATAATTCCAGCATCTCTTAAATTTTCAACTATTTCAGTTTTTAAATTGTAACCATGCCAAGGTCCAGTAATTATACTTTTAGCAACTTCTAAACTAAGGATTTTAGCAGATGATAAATCATAACCAGCATTAGTTAAAATTTGTTCAAATGGGCGACCACAAGCTTTATATACAAGTTGAGCACCAACATTATCTCTAGTAATAGCTTCACGAGCATAAATTAAAGCTGCACCTCCACCAGCAACAATACCTTCTTCAATTGCTGCTTTTGTTGCATTAAGAGCATCGTCTACACGATCTTTCTTTTCTCTCATTTCAGTTTCAGTATTTCCACCAACATGGATTATTGCTACTCCTCCAACAAATTTCGAGAGCCTTTCTTGAAGCTTTTCAACTTCAAAAGGTGTTGTTGCTTGTTCAATTTGTTGTTGTAATGCTTTAATACGTGCTTCAATTTGTTCTGCTTCTCCTTTTCCATCTACAATTGTAGTTTGTTCTTTAGTTACAGTAACTGTACGTGACTCACCAAACCAATCCCATGAGAATTTTTCAAGCTTCATACCTTTTTCTTTTGAATATACCTCACCACCAGTTAAAGTAGCTATATCTTCAAGAATGAGTGTACGACGATCTCCAAAATCAGGAGCTTTAACAGCACACACTGCTAATGTTCCACGCATCTTATTTACAACAAGAGTTGCGAGTGCTTCATTATCAATATCTTCAGCAATGATAAGAAGAGGACGACCAGTTCCAGATACAGCTTCTAATATAGGAAGTAGATCTTTTACATTAGTAAAACGTTCATCAGCAATTAGAATATAAGATTTATCTAATACAGCTGACATTGTAGAATTATTAGTTACAAAATATGGAGATTTAAAACCACGTTGGAATTGAATTCCTTCAACTGTTTCTAGATAAGTTTCTCCTGATTTAGATTCTTCAATTGTAACAACTCCTTCACGACCTACTTTATTCATTGAAGTAGCTATAAGTTTACCTATTTCTACATCATTATTAGCAGATATAGTAGCTACCTGCTCTAATTGAGTTTCTTCTGTAATGTCTTGTGAAGTTTTAGTACGTAACTCTTCTACTACTTCTTTAACAGCTTTATCAATCCCACGCTTGATTTCAACAGCATTATCTCCATTATTAAGATGAGATAAACCTGCTTTTACCATTTCACGAGCTAATAAAGTTGCTGTAGTAGTACCATCACCAGCAACATCTGCAGTTTTTATAGCTGCTTGTTTTACCATTGAAGCTCCTGCTTCTTCTACATTGTCACTTAAAGAAATGCTTTTAGCAACTGTAACTCCATCTTTAGTAGATTGAGGTATGCCTCCGTTTGAAATAACTACATTACGTCCATTAGGACCTAAAGTTGCAACTACAGCATCTGCTAACTTATCAATACCTGTGACTAGTTGTTTACGTGCATCAGGACCAAATTCGATTATTTTACTCATTTTTATTTATTTATTTATTTTTGCTAAAACTTCATTTTCTTTACCAATCCAATATTCTTGACCTTCATATTCGAATTTAGTAAATCCCATAGTAGGAAGAACTACAATATCTCCTTCTGTAAGTTGGGTTGCTAAAAAACTACCTCCAAAGATAGTGTGACCTGGGCCTACACCTACTACTTCAGCTGTTTTATTTGTGTCATTACCTAAATCAGGTACAACAATGTTACCGTAACGAGTTTCTTCTACGTCTACAGGTTTTACAATGATGGCATTGTATAATGCTTCAATTTTCATAGTTTATTATAGTTTAATTAGATTTTTGATTTCACGACATTTAGCTTCAAAGCGTTCTACAAACTCTTTTAGTGAGTTATAACTTTTAGATTTAGCGTCATCACGAGCAATTGCTTCAAGACAGAGTCCTAAAGAAGTATAATGACCAATAGTATTTTGATATTCATGCCCAGCATCTGAAAATGTGGATTTTTGGGCAATGTAACAATATTCATCCAATTGAATGTAATAAGGATTTAATTGTGGATCTTTGATAAATCTTAAATTTGATTTGCTAGGTTTAGCCATAACTGTTTATTTATTATTATACCGTAAATATACGAATAAAATCGCGCTAGGACACGCTTTTTTACAAAACTTTTATTTTATTTTAATTGACTTTGGTTTTTTAGATTCAGCAGTTGGGATAAATAAATGGAGTAAACCATCTTTCATTTCTGCTTCTAATTTTTCAAGTTCAAATTTAGCTGCTACTTTATAGCCTAAATTAAAAGATCTTTTAGCTAATCCTTTATAGACATAATTGCTAAAATCTTCTTCTTCACTTGGTTTTTCATAGATAATTTGTAAAAGATCTCCATCAATTTCAAGTTGAATATCTTTTTTAGTTAGACCAGTACAGGCAACTTCAAAATGAAGTCCTTCATCGTCATAATAAATATCTAGTGGGTGGGGTTGTTTGGTTTCAAACGTTGTAGGTTGAAATCCTGAATCTGCTTTGAACAGATTACGAAATAATAAATCGAACGGTGTGCGTTCATCGAATAATGTACTCATATCATTTTATTTGTGAGGCCGAAGCTCTCGGTTAATTTAATTATGAACATAACAAGCGTGCCCTAGCTCCGCAATTTTATATTCGTGTATACGTATATTAAATATTTGCTTTCCGCACAACATAATAAAAACTATTCCAATTATCACCTTCAAATTCAAATTTCATTAAACCTTCAGAGCTAATTTTCATAGTAGCTTTTGTAGCATCTTTATTATTATTTAATATATTTTTAATCATTTTAGAATCAAATGGAATACGAGTTCCATATTTAATATTTGTTAAAGTAGTAAAAGGAATTTGAAAGTCTATTTTATTAGTATGTTTAAGATCATCACCAAATGACATTACCAAAACATCTTGACCATCTAAATCCCTATCAATTAAAACAATTACATTATCACTTTCAAGTGCATTATGTGCTTTAATTAGAGCACTTATACTTTCAGTATCTAGTTGTGTAACTATTTTATAATTATCAGGATCCTCTACTGTACCTACTTTTTGAATTAAAAGTAATTCACTAAGAGTGTAATTAAGAGTATAAGTTGAGTCTGATATAACTAATTTATCATAGATTTTAGCTTGCTCTGGTTTAGTTAAATTAATGAATACTTCACCACTAGTAATGCCTAATAATTTACTTAATTTTGATGTATCGTATATCGCAATTTCTGCGTCTTTTAGCGGGAATGATGCGTGGTAAACGCGTCCAATCATATCTTTATATGGGGATTGGAAATCGACAGTTAATGCGTTATCTGCGATAGTCCATTTAACCGATTCAATTAATCCGTTTAGATGGTATTTACCAATTGTTGACTGTAACTCGTTCTTATTTATCATAACTAAAAATTAAAAAACATATTTCTATAAGGGTTCATATTTAAATCCCAACCTAAATCATTATAAAACCCAGTTAACTTACTTTCTAAAATGGTTTCAAATGATTTATTTTTATCTGCATACTGTGATAGTAATATACGAATTTTATCTGGCATATCAAAATCAAGAAATGCTAAGGCATCTATTCTGTATGGATTATCTTTTAAATATATCCATTTAACTTTATCACCTTGGACAATTTTAGAATGTTGTTTATCTAACTTCCAAAATGTAAGTAAATCATTATATTTAATAGCTGCTTTTACAGGAGCAGGTGCACCTTGAGCTATTATAGAAAACATTTCTCCAGGACGAGGTGTAGAAGCTAAATATTTATCTAGAGTTTTTACACGAGTAGGATTACCTAACACAGTAAGATCCATATCATCAGCCAATACTTTAGCTCTAAATGATTTTAACATCTCATCAATTTCTTTTTGTTGGGTACCTTTAATAACTTTTTGTAAAACATCTTTAAAGAAATCACTAAATATTTGTGGAAAGTTAGCTTTCATAAATTCTAATCCCTTAATATCTAAATCATCAGTTGGAACACCTTCTTTTTTAGTAATCCATTGAGCATATCTACGAGGAGCTCTAAAGTAACCAGCACGAATCATACATTCAGTTTTCATATCAAATCTATGATCTTGAATATTAAATGCCTCAAATGCTAGTGTATTATAAGATTTAGTAATTAAATCCTGATATTTAAGGGCAATTTTTTCAAGTGCTTCATCTCTTTCTTCTTCTGACATATTATCAAAATTAGGATAGAGATATCTAAGCATGGGCTCAGCATTATAATAATTAGAGTCTGTATCAACATAAACACAGTAGTTTGTATCTTCTTTGTTACAAATAAAATTAGGTGTGGGCTCTAATGGTTTCATTCTTCGTCTTCGTCTTCTTTAAATACAGATTCAACTTCACCTTTATTATTTAAAAGTAAATCAGGAGTGGATATTTCAAATTGGTCACCTTTAAGGCTAAATTTTCCTCCTTGTTTTAACATTTTTCTAAAGAAATTTTCGGTTTGTTCACTCCAATTTTCTCCTTTAGAAATAATTTGCTCTTTGGTTAAAGTTTTTCCGTTACATTGAACTTCAACTCCTTTTCTAATTGCTTGTTTTGTAATCATAATTGTGTTTGTGTTTCTGATTTAAATCTATAAGGTCTATTATTAATCTCAGTTTCTTTAGGGGTTTGCTTAGTAATAATGATACAATTATGAGCAAATGTAACTGTAGATATATTTAAAGGGTTTTGTTTATTACTAAATTCACTATTAATTTGATCCAAAGTATTTTTAAAATAATCCAAAATATTAAAATGTCCTATTTCATACCCATATACATCAGAATCGTGCTTCCACCAATTACATTCAATATCTTCAACTATATACACACCACCGGGTTCTAATAGGTTTTGGAATAATTTTGTAAAAGTAATAAATTGATGATAAGGGTGATGGGATCCATCATCTATAATAAGCTTACATTTAGGAAGAGTATTTACTATTTCTTGTAAATCACTAGGGTTACTTTGATCAAATTGGTGTAGATTAAATCTTTCACTAGATAATTTATAGGCGTCATAATTCTTATCTACACCGTAAAGATGTGCTTTTGGGAAATATTCTTCCCATATTTGTAAAGACTCTCCCCCCGCAACTCCAATTTCTAACATATTAAATTCTTGGTCACGTAAGGGTTCTAAAAATAAAGGGTAAAATCTATCATATCTGTGATAGATAATTTTATCTGATAGGTTATAACCTATATCATAAAGACTTTTCATAAGGTTATTTCGTCTCTCATTACTTTATTCATATGTGAATTAGCAAATAATGCTGATTCTTGAATAATTCGTTGTCCTGTAAGTGTAATACTTTCACTTAAAATCACATTGCCATATCTAAAACTACCAAGAGCAGTTGCACCATACAAGCTATTTAACAAAATTTTCATTGTATGTTGTTTTAAGTGCATTTGTTCACCTAAAGCTTTATTACCAGCTGTATAGGCTTCTTTCATTTTATTTTTATATATAACTCTTTCATCAAACCATTTAGAAAGAATTGTTTTTAATACTGAGTCAAAATCAGTTCTATACATTACACCATTAGCTGATATGGCTAAGTTTTCTTCTTTAATTAGTTTAATTATTTTAGAAACTGTCATTTGAGCTATTTTTCGTTGTGGGTTTTCAATAGTTAATTCTATAGTAGGATCCATTTTTTCTAAATCATTTAAAGCATACCTACAATTAAAAATTTCTTTACCTTCAACTACTACCTTTTCATCAGAAATTTTAATCCGTCCTACTAATGTTTCTTTACCAATGTTTAAAGACATAATAATAGATGGATACAATGAAGTTAAATCTTCATCAAACATATAATTAAAGATACCTGCAGTAGGGCAAAATAAATAACCTCCAGCATAATTCTTTTTATGAATAGGATTAACATCTTTAGCAGGAGGTGCAATACCTTGACTTAATAAATAAGCTGAAATGGCTCCATCTTGGGTTCTAGTGTTAGCATAAACTTCACTATAATTATGTTTTCCTTTATGAGATAAATTTTTAGTTAAAGCTAAGTATTCTAATTTTTCGTCTAATAATTTTAAAATTTCAACATCACGGAAATTATATTGAATAAATTTATAAATGTCATCTTCAAATAACTTATCTAAATTACCATCATACTCAATTTTATTTAAGCCTGTGTATTTTTCTCCAATAACATCTAATTTATAAGATGGCTCATCTCTAAAACTAAATTTCTTATGTAATCTCATATAATCAAGAGACTCAACACCTATAATATCTACATATTGATCTTTTTTCCACCAATATTTAGTATCTCTTTTAGCTTTAACTATACCTAAAGGAGATAAACTATTAGCAGCTCGTTTACTTACAACTGAGTAAATTCTATAGTATAAATAGGGAATATCAAAATAATCACTGTTCCAACCTACAATAATATCAGGATTAAGTTCTTTAAATTTAGCTACAAACTTTTTTAATAATTCTAATTCAGTAGAACAGGGTATAATTTCTTTATTTTTAGCTTTAGTATGATTAAGTTGTTGTTGTTTATCTAAAATTAAGATACCCCATTCATCTACTTGTTTATCATACCAAGCAATAGAAGTAATAGGTTTTGGAGCTGATTCAATGTATTCTTCGGTAAGAGCTCCTCCCATTTCACACTCTATATCAAAAAATATTTCTTTATGTGTAGTAGAAGGTTCATCGTTAATCCCATATCTGTCAATAAGAAATTTTTGATATGGAGGCATATCTTGAAAATGTAAACCTAAAGTATTATCAGATGAATATTCTGGGTTTTTAGAGAATTTCCAGTCTATTATAGGTTTAACAAATTCACCTTTTAATCCTCTATGTGTAGCTTGATCTTTACTACACTCAACATAAGCTTTATCTTTATAACCTACAACTTGATGTTTTCCATCATCTTCCCATAAGTGCATTTCATAATGATTGGGTCCTAATTTTTTACCCTGATAACACTTTTTATAACTCATTTGATTTGTTTTGCAGCTGAGGGATGATGGTTAAAATGGGTAAAAAATGCTTGTTTATCCGATTCAGTAAAAAACTGTTTTAAATCAGGTCTATAATAATTAATATTTTTCATTACTTTTTTATCTCGGGATCTATAGACAATATAATACCTTCCAACCTTCTCGTAGTGACAAGGTTCATTTTGTTCTTTGGAACGTCTTTCCACCGTCTCTTGTGCCTCCTTTTCGTTATTGCAAGCCTTTGACATATTACTCCCTTGGACTTCTTGATAGGCATCCCATAATTTATCTTTAAGACCATGAAGCATAGCTCCGTTACCAATCGAAACGTAGGCAATGTCACATAAAGCATCAAGCACCTCAACAATATCACCTGCTTCACAGGCAGCTTTGTATTCTTCAAGTTCTTCGAGAATGAAGTCGTAAACAAACATCCATTCTTTAGTGTTTTCAGGTATTGTAGGTTCATAATTATTAGGTTTCCCCATTGTGGCGTTAAATTCTTCTACCTCACTCACAAATGGGACATACTCTCCTTTAAACTTAGCTACAATTTTATCTGCCATTAAATCAGCCCATTCTGATTCTGGAGTCATACTTAGTTGATCTCTATCCCTAAGTGAATTAAGGATACCTAATCCCTTAATTAGTTCTAATGCTATTTCTTCTTTAAAATCCATAATTAAATGTTATGTCCTCCGTTATTAATTTTTAAACTATCAAAAAACTCTTTACGAGCATTATTTGTATCTTCTCTAAAAGCACCTGAAGCTTTAGTGGTAACCATTGCTGCTCCTTGATGTTTAACACCTCTACAAGAAACACAGTTATGAGTACCTACAATAGTAACAATTACACCTAAATTACCTTCTGTGATTTTAGATACAGCATTGTGTATTGCTGATGTTAATTGTTCTTGGATAGCACCTCTACGACCAAATAATTCTACAATTCTATTTAATTTAGATAAACCAATTACTTGACCATCTTCACCTGCAATGTAACCAATATGAACTACACCTCCAATTGTTTGATGGTGATGTGAGCACATAGATGTTAATGGGATATTTCTTTCAATAACTACTCCATCATAACCATCTGAAGGGAATGAAGTAATAGGGGACATTGCTGTATAGCGTCCTGACCATAAATCATTTACATATGCTTTAGCTACACGACGAGGAGTTTCCATTGAATTTGGATCATTTCTCCAATCACATTTTAGGGCATCTAAAAATTGACCATAGGCCATAGTTGCTTGGTCAATCATTTCTTGTTTTTGATCCTTATTAAATGGGAAACCAGGAGCTACTCCATTAGCAAAACCTTCTTGTACCACTTCTAATTCTTCGTGGATTTTTCTTCGTTTGTTTTCCATGTATTATAACTTATTTTGGGTAAATATAATAACTAATTTGATTAAAGCCAAATTATAAAGCGTAAATCTGTGAATAATTTCGACAATGTCCTTTATCATCATCCATCCCATAACCAACTACCCATTCATCATCTATTATAAAAGCATGATGTTGTTGAACTGGGGGTGTGGGGGAAGTTTTACGTTTAATTAAAGTTACTATTGTAATTGATTCTGGGTGTTTAACTTCTAAATACTCCAGTACTGCTGCCATTGTATTACCAGAATCGTAAATATCATCAACAATATAAACATGCTTACCCTTAATTGGTGTTTCTAAATCTTTTGTAATTTGAATATCACCTTGTTTATTTTTTGAAATATACGATTTAACGCGCATAAAATCACATTCCACGTCAATCGACATTGATCGTACTAAATCGCTGTAAAACGCAAAACACCCATTAAGTAACCCAACCATTACTACCGGGGTTTTGTCACCATTATGTTCAGCCGAAATTTGTTTTCCTAAAATTTTTGTTTTAAAATCAATAGACTTACGATTGAATAATGTTTCCATGTTTACTTATATATTTGATAAAATTCTTCTAAATTAATGGTATTTAAATATCTTTTTCTATTTTCTTCAAACTTTCGATATTCATAAAAAGGATTATCAAATTCACAACATTCTTGATTTCCCCTATGAATCACAGCTAAACCCCAATCTAAATCACAAATCCCATCTTCAATTCTATCAAAAGTAGCTCCCATACCTCCAACTGTGTGAAGTATTAAATCCGATCTTAGTGCATTAAGTTTATAAATAGCTTTCCAAACTGTACCATTCCAAGGTTTTCTTAAACCCTCAACAATATAATCTTCTCTAGCATGCCATAAAGTAGGAGGATTAGCATCATGAATTAAAATAAATCCGTTTTCAGATAAATGGTTGAAAGCATTATTAAAATCTCTTTCTACTTGAGTAGAAATATGTAATCCATCTATAAATACTATATCCCACTTATAATCTGGGGGGAGATTTAATTGGCCATTTTCTAATTTAAAGAAAAACTCATCTGAAGGGTACTTATAATCTACAAAAGCATCAAACTCAATACAGGGATCAACTGAGTGTTTGGTAGGACAATTAATTAATTTAAAGTTAACTTCAGGGTCATCTACTCCAATTTCTAAATACTTTGTAAAATTATGAGTTTGAATTAGATGATTTATAATATTTTTTTTCTCGTTCATCCTAAATATCGATATTCAAATTTTTCATTTTCCTTTTCTACTATAATATTTTGTTTAGAAAGTACAGATACCCTATATCCATAAGAACCTACTTTTTGAGTAATTTCAAATGGAGATAAAGTACCTTCCATCCATAGATTCCATAATTTAGCTAAATAATCTTCAGGCATTATACACCTCTTTTAGTATCAAAAGCTATAATATGATCTCTACCAGTCATGTTATATCCCTTTTCAGCACACATATCAAATATTAAAGGATACATTTTAACTAAAGTTTCTCTAGTATCACCAGCTGGCATTATAAATGTTTTATTTTTAGGAACATTAAGCTCTTGTCTATAAGCTTCAATTTCAGCAAGACCTTCATCAGTACCATCCCAAACAGGTTTATAATGATAATCAGCATGATAACCAATACTAGTTTTAATAGCTTCAGTATTAAGACGAAGACGATTATGTGTTTTAACCATCTTTTCATTTGTAACTGATCCATTTGGGGTAATAGCTCCTACAACGGGGACACTATTACTAAACTTAGGTGAGATTGAAAGAAGACCTATTGGATAATCAGTTTCAAGAAAATGACTTCCTTCAGTTTCAATAGTAATAAGGATACCTCTTTCATGAGCAAAATGGGTTATTTCATTTACTAATTTAGGATGCATAGTTGGACTACCTCCTGTTAACATCATTTCTTTAATATGAGGATTCTCATCATAAATTTTAATAATGTCATTAAATGTAAATGTACCTTTTTCTGGGTGTACTGAAGTATACCAACTGTCACACCAACCACCTTCACCAAAATAACAACGGTGAGTACAACCTGTAGTTCTTACAGCAATTGTTGGACGACCAAATCGACTACCTTCAGATTGTACACAACGATAAACTTCTAATATAGGAAGTACCTTATCGTAATCTTCAATACGGCCTAAAGGAGATGTTTTTTTCCAAAGTTTAGGATCAAGCGACATAATAAGCAGCGTTTTTACCATGTTCAGCAAATTTAACCTTAGTAACTTTTACCCTACCTTCAGTTTCTTCTAGAACAAAATTATTAATTTTATTAAAAATATACTCAGCAAATTTTTCTGCCCCCGTAGCTTCAATAACTCTTAATTGGATTATACCTTCTTCCTCTAACTTTTCCCATTTTGGTAAAGCAGGATCATCTTCAGCACAAATTAAAGTATGATCAAACATATAGTCCATCCATGCTTTAGGAGACATACCATCAATTTGAGTTTTAGCACGTTTCATACCACCAAAATCCCAAACCCAATTTCTATGATCTAAATCACCTTCAAAATATACTTTAAATGAAATTCCATAACCATGTAAAAATCTACAATGTGTTGTTTCTGCTTTCCATTGACGAAATACAGTAGAAAATCCATCAAATACTTTACTTGATTGAAATCTACCCATTATAAAAATTTATTACTTCTTGATAAGGCTTTACTCCTACAAATCGTTTAACTTCTTGTCCATTTTGAATTAATACTACTGTAGGTACACTTTTAATACTATACTTTGCAGGTGCTGTTGCATCATAATCTATATTAATTTTAGATACAGGGATACCTCCACTTGCTATTTTATCCATAGTAGGTCCAAAAGATTTACATGGTGCACACCAAGGAGCACTAAAATAAAGTAATTGTTTCATGATTTAATTTTTAATTTATACTAATTCTTCTATAATACCAATTATTTCGCTAAATATAAGAACCAAAGCAGCAATTGGCAAGCTGTATGGTATTAATACATATCCTAGAATGCGAATTCCTGATTTGATAAATGAGATAATTTGGTGCCATTTTTGATTAGGCATTTTATTAATATCCTTTCCAAATAAATGTTCAGGTGCTTTGTTACTTTTGAGGGTGCTAAATTTAGCATCCATAATTTCTCTATCACTCATGTTCTGCTAGGATTTTAGATACGTGTGTTTGAACTTTTTCCCAAGAAGCCAAGCCTTCATCATCTTCATATTGTATAGGGTCAGGCTTCCCAAGATTAATAAAGGCCTCAACACGCTCCACACTACTTGCAGACTTATAATCACTATTACCACTAGGATAAGGCTTATAGCTTGTATTAGTTCTTTTATAAACTTCATTAAAGTCAATATTTAATTTTTGACAGAGACTTTCTCCATCTTGTAAAATTGTAAACTTATCTCCTTCAAGATAAGGCGTCCAGTAATCTACTAGCTCACTATCCCAATTACCTAATCTAAAAGCAGCATCATCTGCATCTCTAAATTCTTGACGACAGTCAGGATAAATTGCATGGTCACCTGCATGAATTCCTAAAGCAATATTAGTAATTTCTTTTTTAGTAGTTGCTATTGATAAAGCAACTGCCTGAGTTATTGAAGCAAATATTTTATTTCTATTGGGAACAACTGTTGCTTTCATATTATCTTCAGCATAATGACCCTCAGGTACTTCATCCCCACCTTCAACTAAAGCTGAATTAAGTAAATCAACTAACCCATCTAGTTTAATTTGTCTATAAGTTATTTTATAACCTTTACTAGTTAAATAATCTACTAATGATTGAGCTCTTTCTAACTCTACTCTATGTTTTTGACCATAGTCAAAAGATAAAGCTGTTACTGTTTCATACTCATCTAGTGCTTTAAGTAATAGTGTTGAGCTGTCCATACCACCTGAAAGTGATACTACTACGTGTTTTCCTTGTTCAAAAATCATTTTTAATTGCATTTTATAAGCCAGGTATTTTAAGCGTATAGGCAAACGCTTTTACATTAATTTTGGTAATCTAAATTTTAAAATAGGACTTCCATTTACTGTAGGTTGTCCTAAATCATCTATTTCTACTTTTTCAACTTTAATAGGTTTATTTCTAAACCTTCCAGTTAACATAGTATCTCCCTTTTCTATAGGAATAATTAATTTTCCGTTTTTATATTCAGTTTTCATAATTTAAAGATCATTAATTTCACCAAATTTAGAAACATTATGTATTAAACAATCATAATCTACTTCACTACTTAGCATAAAAAAGTAATCGTTTATATTTGCTTTTGGTTTTTTGTCTAGACCAGAATTAGTATACTTAATACCTTCTAAAGCAGCCATTACAGGGTTTGAAGTGTCAATTGATTCAATACAATCAAATCCTTTATACCAACCAAATTCTTGTGGTACAGCACACCCTAATAAATGAATCCTATCATTTTGAGAAATAACTTTAGTTTTGTATAAAGCTGAAATTACTGAAAGTCGTCCTAAAGCTTTACCAATATCTTTATTTGGATGAGGAACTACATCATTATAATAAGAAGCACCATATGAAAATGCTATTTT